AATGGGCTAAAAATATGGTCAATTCGCTGGCGCATTTTTCACCTGACGTGCCCATTTCAATTGTTGGTGATATTAACCTTCTGCCTGAACGTGAACGCAAGTACATTGACAAGGTTATTTCTATTAACAATGCACACCTGAACGATGCGACTGGCCGAATTGCGCCCGGCAAATTTAAACTTCATTTAGACCTTTATTCGCCTTACGATGAAACGATGTACGTTGATATTGATGGGGTGGCTGTTCAAGAACTGCAGACCTTATGGGAGGCTTGCGCTGGCTTTGATATTGCTACGCAAGTGGTTAGCAAGTCACCGCTAACTGCCGACAAGTGGCCGTGCCTTTGGTTGCCGCTGCCTGATGTAAAGGCCGAATACAACCTGCCAAGCGAAGGTGAAATACCTGAAATCAATTCTTCGTTTATCTACTGGCGCAAGACCGACAAGGCGGCGCAGTTTTGGGCGCATGCAAAGGACAATTACCGTGAGCATTTAGCAACCAAGCATTGGGGACATAGTTTCCCTGATGAATTGGCTTTTAATGTGGCCTTGGCTCAAACGCAAATAAACGCTGACCTTGGTATGTTGCCAGTTCAATTCAAGGCCAAGCGGCCCGACATTGGCGAATTGAGAAAAAGCCATTACTTCGTTGGTTGCTATGGGCAGTACAGCACCGAGGCGAGATACACCTACGATATGTACGACAGGATTGTGGCCTATTGTGAGAAACAACTTTACGGCAGTTCTACGGCCAGCAAGTCGCATCACCTGATGAAAGCCAAGTTTGCGGTTAGCAAGCCGACCAAAAAGCCAGCGGCTGATGTGCGCAGGATATACTACGATGCTATTGTGCCAGCATTAACACCTGAGATGCAGTTGTTACCATACGGCAAGGCGGCGCCCAAGCCTTTCACTAACGCTTTCAACGGGTCAATTGTTCAGGGCAAGTACGTTGTTAGGCTTGACAAGCCCAAGTTCTTTACTGACCGAAAATTGGCCGTAATGGATTGGGATAACGGCAACCTTTCAACACCGCAGTTGCTGAAGTTCAAGACCGAAAACGGGCATGCCGAAGATCCCCGATGCTTTGAGTTTAACGGGCGGCCAGCTTTGGTGTTCACCGATGGGGGCAAGATGTACTTTGGGTATATCGATACTGCCGAATGTTGGCAAATGAAACCCCCAGCAAGCAGGCCGAAAGACCACGATGGCCGAGAAAAGAACTGGTCACCGTTTGTTTACGATGGGCGGTTGCATGTTCTTTATGCGCCCGGCCATGTTGTTGAATACGACCTTGACCAGCCTGTTGCCGAATACAAAACTGAAACACCTACCTTGACAAGAGGACATATCAGGGGAGGCACGCAATTGGTTGAGCATGGCGGCAAACTTTACACCATATTTCATGTTCGGCAGAGGGTTAACGCTATCAATTTGTACTGGGCTGGGCTGATGGAGTTGGATGCCAAGCCACCGTTCAAGGCTTTGCGGTGGAGCAGAACACCGCTTTGGAAAGCTACCTTTGTGGATAGTAAAGACATACCCCCAGCACCCCACACTTGGCGAAAGCCGATGCTGGATTTCGTGACCTTCCCCAGCCATTTGGAGATTGATGCCGATGGCAATTGCCTGATTTTGGCGGGCCATCACGACTACACCGATGCGGTCATTCGCTTGCCGTTAAAAGAACTTTTGAAGCATATAGTTTAGATTGCGTATTTTTATCAAAAAACCAGCCACATGGCAGACATCTTCGCATTAATTGACCACGCAGCAAAAGAAATTCGTAAAAAACGCAGCATCGTTGGGATGCCGAGCAAGTACGATAAGAAGTTTGAAACCGAACGCTATTACGAAAGCCTGCCCGAGTTCACAGAAATATACGAGTACACGATCCGTGAACATAATGCCGTTTCTGTACACGCAGAAGCCAACCAGTTCCCATACGAAATATTGCGGTCAAAAGCACCGAATCAGCAGCCCGAAGAATGGGAATATCAAAAGGGGCTTTACGAACCTACTACCAACACCGAGTGGAATCGGGCATTAAACCGAACCAAGGCCGTTGCCAATAGTCAAAACTATTCAATTGAGTGGCCGAATGATGAGCAGAAGGAGTATTTTTACGGCCTTTACCCTGAATACTATTCAATCGAAGCCTACTTTTTTGACATTGTTCGTGAGCGCAAGATAAACTACCCGAACCAATTGCTGCTTGTTTGCCCTGAATATCTGCCCATGAAAACGGCCATTGATGAAGAAGGCAACGAATACGAAGTGGTGGACCAGTCGGAGTTGATTTCGCCAGTTGCCAAAATCTATGAGGAGAAGCACATTGCTGGGTACAAGGCTGGGGAGTATGCCTTGCTTTGGAACGGCAAGGATGGTGATAAAATGGGCTTTAAATATGTGGATAAGCTATCTATTTACGAAGCCTACGTGAACGGCAAAGATGCGAAAGGCAACTTGACCTTTGAAGTGGTTGAAGTATTTCGGCACGGTTGGGGGTATCTGCCAGCATGGAAGTTAGGCGGCAAGCCTGAAATGAAGGATGGCGAGGTTTTGTACAGGTCTGCCTTTGCAGATGCAATCCCACACTTGAACACGGTCATTCGGCTGGAAAGCAACTTAATGATGTCAACGTATCGTTTGGCTTTCCCGATTATCATTGCCGTTGTTGACAGGTGCGATGCCGCTGGTTGCGATGGCGGTCAGGTTTGGAACAACGAATCAAACGGCTATTCTACTTGCGGCAAGTGTAACGGGACTGGCAAAAACTTAAACCACAGCCCAACGGGGATATACGAGGTAGCGGCCACAACCAGAATGGGCGAAACCAATCAGCTGGCGATGTCACCGCCCGTTCAGTTTGCTGCACCCCCAAGTGAGATATTAAAGTACACCAGCGACCAAATTGAAGCAAGACGGCGGTCAGCGTTTGGTATGTTCTTTGAACCTGAGCAAGCGAATTCAGCAACGGCAACAGGCAAGCAAATTGAAAAAGAAGAGTGGCAAACCTTCATGGTGCAATTCGCCCGTGAGTTGTTTGCGTTAATGGACATGGCAATCGAGGCAATCGGCTGGATGCGTTATGGTGCTGCTTTTGAAAAGCCAAGCATTCAAGTACCTACTTCGTTTAACTTCAGAAGCTACGAGGACATCACCAGCGAAATCGGGACGGCAAAAGACCAGTCACTACCTGACAGCGCAGTCGCATCTTTGCTTTACCAATATGTCGGCACAAGGTTCAACGCATCACCCAAGGTTGAGAAAATGATTAAGTTGCAAATCAAACTTGACAGGCTTTGGTCGAAAGATGACCTAACCGTTAGGGGTATGCTGGGAAGTACGGCAACCGAGGCTGAGGTTATTTTGCACAACAGCTTTGTGACTATCTTGAATCAGGCCTACGATGAAAACGAGAATTTCGATGAGCTGGACACAGCCCAGCAACGTGAAATCGTTCTTGGTATTGCCACTTCAATTGCCGAGCCGTTTACAAGCAGACCGATTGACGGCCAAGCGACATTAGGTGGATTTGCCTAAGTCAGCCGAAGGTTTTAACTTAGCGTAAATCAAACGCTAAAATATGACGCAAATTCGAGAAAGCTACACCTTTATCAGGGTGGCGAAACACCAAGCCGAGCGGACTCACAATCCGGGCAAACCTGCCAACTTCGGCAGAAAACTTGAAATCCCAAAACGGGCATGGCCAAAAATCGCCGAAATGAAAGCCAAGTTTGGCGCATTGGGCTACATGCTGGTTGAAGATTGGGAGGCCAAGAACTTCAACGGCTATAACATTGACCGCAAGTTCATTGACCAAGTCGAACAGCAAAGCCAGTTAATGACTTCGCTTGAAAACCGCTTAACCGATGCTGAACGCAAGGAGGCAGAATTACAAGCCAAGATTGCCGAACTGCAAGCGCAGTTAGAAGGTAGCAAAAAAGTACGTAACCAAAAACAAACAACCGATGGAAATCAATAAGGAAATCTTTGAAAAACTGACTGGCATCCAAGTACCTGAAGATGCTAACGAGGACACGATCCGCACCGCCCTTGGCGAAAGGTTTATCGACCGTGAAACCCACCTGAAAGAAATCAATGCTACTTTCGGAAAAGCACGTGGCACAGCCGAAAACAAGTTAAAGGCATTAATTGGTGATGAGGGTAAAGGCAAGTCATTCGATGAACTTGTCGAACTTGTCCCAGCCAAGATGCAAACATTGAACGAGCAGTTGGCCGCAGCCATTGAGGCTGGCAAGTCGCAGCCTGACATTGAGCAAATAAAAAAAGAACGTGACCAACTTCGGGAAATGACCGAGGCGGCAAAGGCCAAAGAAGCTGAACTACTGGCCGCTGTTGAGAATGCCAAGTCGGATGCCGTTAAGCAGTTAGAAAAGGCCCAAACCGAGGCCGAGGTTACACGCTTATTTGATGCCAGCAATTGGGTTGATGACGCTGATGCCATTGTCAAGCAAGGTGTATGGTTAACCCAAATCCAAGGCAAGTACGATTTTCGCAAGGAGAACGGGAAATTGCTGGTGTACGATATGGAGGGCAACATCGTAACAGGCGGCACAACTTCGCAGCTAACTGCCGAGCAGTTGTTTGAAAAGACGCTGAAGGACACCAAGCGTTACAAGCTGAACAACGGCGGTCAAGGTTCGACAGGCAAGCCGAACACGACCACAACGGTTAACGGCAAAGAAATGAACCCAGCGGTTGCCGCCGCCAAGGAGGCATGGCTGGCGAAGGCAAGGGCCCAAGGCATCAAAATCTAAACGGCCTGAACTGATAAAACAGCCCTACTTCGGTGGGGCTTTTTTTATGCCCAATCGGGTATATACAAAACCAATAGTGCCAGTAAGCGTAAATAGTGGCAAAAGTTGTAGCTTTGATTTAAAGATTATGCCATGCACGACAAAATGAAAATTACAATTAGAACTTATGATATTGAAGTATCGACCGAACTGCCGAACGATTCGGGGATTGAAGATGTTATTCAGGCATTACGGGGTATGCTGCTTACCGCAGGCTTTCATATAAACACGATTGACAGTTTTATTGACTTAGAAGGCAATATAACCCCTACTTCTTAGCCGATTTTTTCGGCAACTTCATGCCCTTTGGGGTTTTCTTTTCAAATTCGGCAGCCAATTTTGGGTTGGTTGCATACAAGAATTTGCGCTGGGCTTCACTTTTGAACGGCATGGCGGTAGTTTTACCCCATTATAGCGTTTTTCTTGCAATCCGCAGCAACTTATCTTCGTTAATATCGTAGGCGGTAGCTGCTTCGGTTGCTGCTTGGTATCGATTCATCCCGTGCCGCCGCAATTCATCGTACATCTGCACCGCAAATTCGATGCGTTTGCTGTATGCGGCTTTGATGCTGTTGTGATGTGCCCTTGGTGCGCATTGGTAGTTGCTGGTTGGTTCGCCATCAGGGCAATTTCTGCCGCCATATTGTTCAAAAAAGGTGATGACGGGCTTACTGGGTTGTGGTATTTCGTTGTCCATGTAGCAAAATTGATAAAAAAAACAATGCATTTGATACATTGTTGGTAAATTTGTGTAAGTCGGCTGCGCTGCCGAACCAAAATGGCGCATTGTCGGGTGAAGTTGCCCCCGAAAAAGTAGGTAACACAAACAATTTGACAACAAAAAAACAAATACAATGTCAGCATTATCTTCATTCATAGCTTGCCCAAACGTGCAGCTATCCCTTTTCGACTCCTTCGGAGTTGACAATCTAAAAGCAGAGCCTTTGCCCTTGCTTTCTTTTATCTTATCTGCGCCTAACCGCTCAGACGTTATCCAAAACCAACTTAACTTTCGGGACCACGGTCGCAAAACGGTTGAAGTTGTCTACGGCCAGCGTTTTCTTGAATCAATGGTTCAGGAGGGAGGTCGTGTAACTTGCGGTACTTGGTCTAACGACGGCGAAACTTCGGTTTTGTATTCGCTAACCCCTTCTGACGGTTACCACGTTGGTTTCAAATTAACTGCATCCGAACTTGAGGAGCGCTGCGAAGCCGACACCAACTACATTGCCAAAGAGGTTTTCAAAATGATGGACGTTTTGTCCCGTAAAGTTGCTACCAATGCAGCCATCCAAATCATCGCCAATAGCGGTAACTTCGCTTCGGACGTTGACAATGGCAACCCAGCAGGTAGTTCAACCAGCAAAAACGCCGATACCGTTTTGACTGCTGGCGGACCCAACTATGACGCTACCGAAGTAATTGCTTTCGAGAACATGGCAAACGAATTCAACGGCATGCCATACGTTTTCGGCGGCGAGGCATGGTGGAAGTACATCAAAGCGTTGAATGCCGCTGCACCCCCTGCATTTACCGATAGCGGTTTGTCAACTGGGTTGTATGCACAACAATCAGGCATCACCTACGGTTACGACCGCAGAATTCAGTTGAATGACAGCGCACCAACTGCTGCTTATTCAATCATCCCCGGTGCAGTTCAAATGATTTCGTTTAACGAATTCAAGGGCATCCTTGAAATGAACGACAGCACTTTGGTACAGGGTACTTTGCAGCATCCTGACCCGAACTTACCATTGACTTTCGACTATCGTGCTGAATATACCTGCAACGGTGCAGATAGCAAGGTGTGGAATTTTGAGGTTGCGTTAAACCACGACTTCATCTTCTTGCCTGCCGACATGTACCAAGCTGGTGACCGCTTGGAAGGTGTTAATGGTATCCTGAAGTTCATAGGAGTTTAATCTTCTGCAATTCACAAATAACGGGGGGAGCAATCCCCCCTTATTTTTAACCTATGAAAAAATACAAGCCAAAACCAAAACCGACATCACGGCCAGGAGGCTGTAACTGTGGTGGTCGATAATTTTTCATTATGCCAACTACCTGTCTAACCGATTTGATTTTCGTGCCTGACGGCTGCACGTCAACACCCAGCAACAAGGTTTCATTAGCTACGCTGCCCGGCTTTGATTTGTATCAGGCTGACTATGTAAGCGATGCCCAACAATCCAGCGGCTACGATGTAATGACTGCCGCCGTTGAACGTGCTGGCGATAAGATTGTCAGCGACTTTCGGTCATTCATGGACATCAAAGGTCGGTTCAATTCGGTTGTTGACAAGGGCACAATCGGGTACTTCGATGAGAACAAGGTAAACGATGCGGCCAAGGTTGGCAAATATGCTGGGGTTGAGATACTGGTCAGCGATTACCCTTATCTTAAATTTAACCTAAACAGCGTTTCAATATTCTTTGCCGGGGCGGTTACCGACAACATTTACGTTATCGATGTAATTCAAGGCACGATAATCGACACAATACCATTTACATCAGTTGCTGGGCAGATTACTGAGGTGCTGATTAACAAAAGCTACCCAACCAACGGCCAAGACCTTCATTTAATGATTGCGGTTGACGCTGGCTTATCTGCCGCATTTGACACTTGGATAAACCCAACCGCCTGTGCAAGTTGCACGAAAGGTAGGCGGTCAAGATTCAGCGACCTATTGTTTACCCGTGCGGTCGAAACAAGCAAAACGGGTTCTTTGACTGACACAAATTTGGTAGGGATTGGCTACACGCATGGGGTATCGTTAAACTATTCGATTGAATGTGATGATTCAACTTGGATGTGCCAGTTTTCAAATCGGCTTCGCAGGGCCATGTTGTATGCTTCGGGGGTTGAATTGATGGATGAAATCTTGTTCAGCGACCGACTTAACAACGTAACCACGATTAACAAAGAAGATGCGAATGAAAAGCGCAGCCTTTACGTGCAGTATTACAATAGCGAAATGCAGACCTTATTAACCAATTTGCGGTTGCCAAATGACAGGTGCTACACTTGCACCCCAATGGTCGTAAACCGTGTAAATATCCCATAAAATGAAATCTACCTTTGCATACATATCAGCATCAATACTTGCATTTTTTGCACCAGTTGCTGGCATCATGATAGCCGTTGGGGCATTCATTACCCTTGACACCTTACTTGGCATGATGGCCGCCCATAAATTGGGTGAGAAAATCGAAAGCAAAAAGTTAAGCCGTGTAATTTGGAAGATGGTGATGTACCAAAGTGTAGTATTGACCTTCTTCGTGATGGATGTTTTTATCGTTGGAGACCTTCTTGGCCAGTTCGTGAACACATCTTTTGTGCTTACCAAGGCGGTCGGGGTTGCGTTAATTGGGATTGAATTCAAAAGCATAGATGAGAACATCGAGAAAATGACAGGCACAACGCTTTTGAAACGTTTATACGACATCATTCGCAAGGGCAAGGGGATTGTATCGAAAATCAAAGAATAACGTCTTATATCGCATTTGTCAGGTTTAACCTTATTATAATACTACGAAGCCCCACATCGGGGCTTTTTTGTTTTAACACTTTTTAACACTTGCTGTTGATTTCGTGTTGAAATAAGTATTAGGTTTGCAGTACAAATTTCATTAACCATAAAAAAACACACAATTATGACAACTTATGAAATTACAAATCAGCAACTGTTCGATGCGAAAGTTGCAAACATCAATCTTGATGGGGTTAGAGGCGGCGGTTACGGCTATGCTTTTATGGGCTGCATCGACATTGTCGAGGAAAAAGGTAACGGCAAAATCATTCACCATTCGCACGATGGCGAACATGCCTTTAATGATTTTGAAGAGGATTACGGCTTTGTTCTTGTTAAAGTAGAAGAGATTTAAGCCATGACACTAATCAAACTAATTGCGGCCATGATAATGGTCGAAAGCGGTGGCAACGACCTTGCCCACAACAAACGTGAAGATGCTTGCGGATGCTTGCAGATTCGCCCGATAATGGTAGCAGAATTCAACCGCATCGGCATCGACTTCGACCTAAACGATAGGTGGGACTGCGGCAAATCTGCCAAGGCCCTTCATCTTTGGGTTGCCAAAAAAGGCTATACCAATGCCGAAGTAATCGCACGTAAATGGAATGGCGGGCCAAACGGCCATACCAAACCAAACACCGCAAGCTATTGGCAGAAAGTCAAGAATTATTTACCTGAACAATTTAGTAACCAAACCCAAATACACATACACCCATGAAAATCACCCTAATTGAATCGCCGCTTGTTGGCGGTAACAAAATCCAAATTATCGGCAAGCCCGACAAAGGTAGGCCGATACTATTCGCCACATTCAGGTCGCAGCCGCCGTTGATACCCAGCGAAATGGTAATGCGCCAAGCAAACATCGTTCTTTCTAATTTAATCACCTTTTACAAACAAAACCCATGACATTTAAAGAACTTTTAATCAAATTAGATGCTTGCGAAAGCGCAAAAGAATGGGCAAGAGATATGCCTATCGAAGAAATAGTTTCAACCTGCCACCGAGGAGATTGGTTGCTTTGGCTTGCCAAAAAAGTTGATGTAGATTTGCGACTTCGCACATTAGCGAAAGGGCATTGTGCAAACACGGTTAGACGCTTAATGGAAGATGAGCGAAGCATCAACGCTGTTAATGTGGCTATTGCATTTGGCGAAGGCAAGGCTACACGTGAAGAGTTAGATGCTGCTGCTGTTGGTGCTGCTGCTGCTGCTGTTGGTGCTGTTGCTGCTGCTGCTGTTGCTGCTGCTGATGCTGCTGATGCTGCTGCTTATTCTGCTAATGTTCCTTATGCTGCTGTTACTGCCACCCGCCAACAAGCCGCCGACATCTGCCGCCAGTATATTGGCGCAGCCTTAATCGAAAAAGTAAATCAATTATTAACCAAATAAAACAAAACCCATGAAAAACAACGGTAAAGTAAACATTCACGGCAGGGAGTACGAAACAGTAGCCCTGCGTGTGCAAAAATTCAAGGCTGCATGCCCTGACCATTCATTAACAACTGAGGTGCTGACAAGGGATGCCGAATGCGTAGTTATGAAAGCAAGCATCTTCAACCCCGAAGGGCGGCTGGTAGCAACTGGCCACGCTGAAGAATATCGCAAGGCATCCAGCATCAACAAAACTTCGGCTTTGGAGAACGCTGAAACATCGGCAATCGGTAGGGCCTTGGCAGCCTTTGGCCTTGGCGGCACTGAATTTGCTACGGCAGATGAAGTGGCAAACGCTATCGGCCAGCAAAAGGCACAGGCGCAAAAGGCCGCACCCGTAGTGATTGACTTCTTGACGCTACCCGATCCGCAGCAAGAATTGGTCAACACCTTGTTCGACATCAGCCAGCAACTGCCTGACGTTAGCAAAGAAAAGGCCAACCCGTTCAACGATGCCGATTGCATCTACGTTAAATCTTGGGCGAAGGATGAGGCAACTGTGAAGAAAGCCATTGATATCTACACCAAACAATTGAAGTGATGCAAGATTTCAAAATTAGATGTTCTGCCATTGGTCAAATTATGGCCAATGGCAGGGGCAAAGAAACCGCTGGTGCAACGTGCTATTCGTACCTACAAGATTGGATTATCGAACAAATCTACGGGGTGCGCAAGCAAATCGACAGTAGGCCAATGGAGAAGGGCCGAATGGTCGAAGATGCCGCCATCGAATTTGCTGGCCAGCACCTTAACTGGTTTATGCCCGAGAAGAACGAAACCTTTTTTGAGAATGATTTTCTAACCGGCACACCCGATGTTATTCACGGCAACACCGTTGTGGACATTAAATGCCCTTGGGATGTGTTTACCTTCCCAATGTGGGAGCGCAACCCACCGAAAGGATATTGGTACCAGCTTCAAGGCTACATGCACCTGTTGGGGCTGAAACGGGCCCAATTGGTGTATGTTTTAATGCCAACCCCTGAAGAACTTGGCGGCATCCAGTTAGACCTGACCAATATCCCAGCCAAATATCGGTTGAAGGTGTTTGACATTTATTACGATGAAGCCACCATAAATGCCATTTACGAACGGGTGCAGATGTGCCGCAACATTATCGAAGTTGAACTTTTACCACAATTACAATGACAGACAGACAATTTGAACGCTACCTGTTGAAACAGGACAACGATAGGCTGCTGAAGATTCGCACCGAAATTGACCGCATAATCAACAGCAGAAACGATGAATTCTTTAAGATGCATCTTAAGACCGAACACCAACGATATGTCATCAAAGCCGCTGCCGATTACTGGGGGTTGCCGTACGAGGCGGCATACAGCAAGCGAAGGTTCAGGGAAGTAAAACACTTTAAGCATGCCATGAGGTTTGCGATGCGCTGCGCAACGTCAATGAGCCTTCAAGACATCGGCAAGATGCTGAACTGCGAGCATGCAACGGTCATGCACAGCATTAAGTTTGTGCAGGATTCTATCTTAGCAGACCCACAATACTATATGAAATGCATTGAATTTTGCGAGCATATAAAAATGGTAATGCAAGAATTGGAATTGAACAAAAATACACCTATCTTCACGTCAATTAATTACAACTAAACACACACAAACCATGAGAAAAGAGCAATTAGAACAGCTTGGCTTTGATCAAATCAAGGACGGCAGTTGGGCGCAAATGATTCGGCCAACGTATTTAGATGTACCGATTATTGTACGTTCTTATCCCGACAAAGAAACGGCAACCGCTTCGATTGCCATTACCCAAAACGGGCAGAAGGGCGAACTGATAATCGGCACTTGCGCCAACCGGGCGGCAGACCTTAAGCATCTGCTATCTTGGCTGTCGATGAACGGGGCTGAAATCGGCCAGCACATTGTCACAAAAGCAATTCAACGTAAGAAACAATTAAAAACCAAATAAACCATGTTACAACTACAATTAATCGGCAGAATCGGCAAAGACGCTGAACTGGTCGGCAAAAACAAAGACATCACTACCTTTTCGGTAGCGGTCGGCAAAGGCGAAGAAACCCAATGGTTTAGATGCACCTTGTTCGGTCGTGACGGCAAGCCTGCTGGGGTTGCTAAATACCTAAGCAAAGGCACGCAAGTGTACATCAGCGGCCGACCTGTTCTTGACGTTTACAAAGACAAAGAAGGTAACGACAAGATCGGCAACGACATCAAGGTTTTAGTGAACCAAGTCGAACTGCTTGGCGGTATGCGTACCGAAACTGGCGGCGGCCGTTTGCCTGAACTGCAAACCGATGGCGACAACCTGCCATTCTAAGATAGTGTGTTAGGTGTGAAATTGCCTCAGCCTTTTGGCTGGGGCTTTTTCTTTTTATGCCCAAGTGTTAAAAAGTGTTAATGCCGATTTTTGTATTGATATTCTTTTTAGGTTTGCTGTACAATAATTCACACAAACAAAAACACACAATTATGGCAAATCTTAAAAATGTAAACATGGGCAACAAGGTTAGCAAATTAACCATTGAGCATGAAAGCACAGAAAAAAACCCAAACAATCACGATGAAATTATGGCAATAGCTATTTTGTTGGGAGGGTATAATGAATTTGGAAGAAAAATACCCATCGAAGTTTACCAAGAAATTAAAGGCAGATTTGATGAATGTATTAACGAAGTAAAACACCGATTGTAAAACAAAACGGGGGCCGGCAACCGCCCCTTTTAACCTTTAACCCCTTAACAACAAACACCATGATCTACGCAAATCACCTTTACAACTTGGCAACCAGTAAGCCAAGAATCACAATGGCCGAAATCGAAGCCATCTGCCTTGAAAAAGCCAAGCAGGGCGAAATGTACTGCTGGGTTTTCAACCCGATTGCTGAAGATGACATCGAAAAGCTGCGAACCAACGGCTTCAAAGTCGAAAAGCACAACAATTCAAGCTACCGGATTGACTGGGCGAAACCTACTAACCTTTAATACCTAAACACCATGAACACACAAAAATCATTAATCGAAATCGGCATCGCCTACAACCAAGACAAGATGCAAGTAATGATGGCCATGCAAATGAACGGCAAAGGGCTTGTTGACTTCGTTTCACGCTATCCTAACCACGTTGCCATTGTAGCCTTTGACTATGCCATTAAAAGCTACCCATACGGGGCTGACACCGAAAGGCACGAACAAGGCATTCGGCAAGGCACAACCGTAATCGGCGAAGATGTGTACCCACTTTCAACATTTTCAAATGATGAGTACAGACTTGAATTAAGCAATTTCGGCGGCGAACCGCAGCAAGATGTGGCTTGGTATTCATTTATAAGCGACAGCGACTTTATGTTGATTTACAGCGGCAAACAATGGAGCATCGGCTACCAAGAAGATGACCGCTGGCTGGCGATTGAAGGCATGACCAAAGAAGTAGTGGACAATGCCAATGCGATGCCGTTTCATGATGCATTTGAGTACATGCTTAGGATGGTTTCGGCTATCAAAGTAGGTGCTGAATGGTGCGATATTTGAAACTAATTTGTATATTTGTGAAGGCATTAAGACGCCGATGAAAGGTAAAAACCAAAATTAACCGAGCCGTTTGTTCGGGGGTAGCGTGAGAAAGGAGGCCCGCCTTGGCCAAGTCTTAACCTTACTTACCGCCCCCGACCAAATGGCTTTTTTATTAAAACCCTATGCAAAATTTAAGCATTAACCCTGAACTGAAAGCGTTAATCCCACCATTAACAAGTGAGGAGTTTGCGCAACTTGAAGCTAACGTATGCCAAGAAGGTATTCGGGAGCCAATTATTACATGGCAAGGCACAATCGTAGATGGCCACAACCGATACGAACTGGCACAAATGTATGACCTGCCTTTTAAGGTGAAAGAGATGGCCTTTACTTCAATGAACCATGCCAAGAAATGGATGGCCGAAAATCAACTTGGCAGAAGAAACTTACATGACTTTGTAAAAGGAGAACTTAACGAAGTTATTGAAGAGTGTATTAAAGCCATTGGAAGGGAAAAACAATTACAAACATTAAAGCAAGGGCAAGAAAGCCCCGATTTGTCAATAATTGACAAATCGGAAAGCCACGATACACGGAAAATAGTGGCCGAAAAACTTGGCTGGAGTACTGGAAAAAAGGCCATGTTTGACGTGGTAAAGAAAAAAGCCCCAGAAGAAATTAAAGAAAAGCTGCGGCAGGGAGAGGTTAGTATAAACCAAGCCTACCAAGAGATTAAGAAAGAGGAGAAAAAGGCTGAACGAGATAAAAAAATTGAAGAGGTTAAGCAAAAAATTGAATCGGAAAACCTTGTTCAGCCAAACAAAAAATATCATGTTATTGCAATCGATCCGCCTTGGGCATATAGCGAAAAAGGTGGATTTTCAAGCGATGACTATGATGCAACTTCAAATAGGGGTGCAGTTGATTACCCAACTATGACAGTAGAGCAAATTGCAAAAATTGAATTGCCAACTGCCGATGATTGCGTTATTTTTCTTTGGACTACTCATGCTTTTTTAAGAGATAGTTTTGAGCTGCTTGATAATTGGGGCTTTAATTACAAGGCTACATTAGTTTGGGACAAAGTAAAAATGGGCCTTGGTAGAACCATAAGAATGCAGGTAGAATTTTGCTTAATAGGTGTAAAAGGAAACCCGATAATTAACGGAAGTAGCGAAAGGGATATTATTACCGAACCAAGAAGAGAGCATTCAAGAAAGCCTGAAGCTTTTTATCAGATGGCAGAAAGAATGTGTATTGGAAATAGGCTTGATTTCTTTTCAAGACAAAACCGAGAAAACTGGGACCACTATGGAGCAGAAAGTGGACAATTTTAAGGATGCTTTAGCATTCGGCCAAGATGGGGAGAAGGAAGTTGCGAGCCTTCTCCTCAAAAAAGGCTATGCGGTTTTGCCTTTATATCAATTTGAAGATGACATTTCACCAAAAATAATTGAAATAAATGGCAGCCACATAAGCCCTGATTTAACTATTTTCAAGCAAAATAAATGCACGTTTTTAGAAGTTAAAAGAAAAAGGCAATGGGTTGAATTTAAGGGGGTAATTGAAACAGGTTGCAATTACCGTCACTATTTACACTACAAAAAAATTGCTAATTTAACTGGCGTTGATTTATTTATGGCTTTTCTTCATGAAGAAAAAATGCCAACTGGTATATTTTTCGTAAACATAAACGAAAAAGGAAGGTATTGGGATGGCATTGTAAAGGGCAAAAAAGTAAGCCCACCTATGTTTTTTTGGAATATAAACTCACTTAAAAAAATCAATTTATGAAACAACTACCTTGGTTTAAATTTAGCCCAGCCGACTGGATGATGGGCAGAATATCCCGGCAATCTTGCGAGGTGCAAGTGGCCTTTTTAAGGCTTTGCTGCATCTACTGGAATGCCGAATGCGTTATGACGTATGAACATGCCGAACTGGAAACCGATGGCTACCTTGAAAAGCTAATTGCATTGAAAATGGTTGAGGTGTATGAGGATGGTATTGGCATCAAATTTCTTGATATTCAGTTTAGTGAAGGCAAACAAAAGCGTGAAAAAATGTCCAACGCTGGTAAGGTAAGTGCTGAACGTAGGCTGAACACAAGTTCAACGAATGTTCAACATACGTTTAACGAACCTTCAATAGAGAAGAGAAGAGAAGAGAAGAATAAGAGTAGAGAAGATAAGAAAGAGAGTAAGGGCACATACACCCGTGAAGATTTTTGCAATGATTTGCTTGGTGATTTCAAAAC